TATCTTAATGGCGAAGTTGATATTAATGAGAAGCACAATTTCTACTACACTGATCTGAATCCAGAATACAACAACATGACGATGACGCTAGTGACATTCAAGGCTAAAACCTACGCTAAAGGCCCAGTGCGACATAACCGCTGGATGGAATGGGTTTTGGCTTGACATTACACCCCCAAAAAAAACAGATAATATTTGGGTTTTTATAGAGTAGACGACCATGAACGAAAGACCCAGTCTACAACAGCGGAAAGTTGCAGCATCGAAAGCATGTGATTTATTAGCATCTTGTGCCGATTGAGACGACAATTGACATGAGGCGCGCAGGACATGTTGAAATGCACATGAGTGACTCGCCAAATTACGTGAGCATATACAAAGCTATGATCGCAGCGGCGCAGGAGGAATTATGAGCTTTTACGATCAAGAAACAGGAGCCGATTCTTGGCTAGCGCCAAGTCCAGCCACTGCACAAATTGAAGTTGCAACTGTAGAACGAACACTGGCAGCCCTAGCCGACGCCAAAGAAAACGCCGAGGAACTGTTAGTAAAACACCTTGAAGCACTGGGCGAAACAATAGGGCGAAACAAACACCTTGCTGACTTTTACCGCCAGCAGATTGATGAGCTTAACCTATTGATTAAGGAATTAAAAAAATGCTAGTACTATCAACAAATGAGTTAATCCACCTATGCACCAAGCACCCAATTCAAAACACCGCGCGATCTGTAGCTACCGTTCTGTACGATGGAGATCGTTTTACGATTCGCGATGCGATTAGTGCTAAGTATGGATACAAGCAAACTGAACCGGTGTATAGCGAGTTTACAGTTTACGTAGATGAGGATACCCCAGTTTACTTTACGCACTTTAAAGATACTAAGGAGGTAGGTATAGATGCGCCAGATTGCGTCCAACCTATGCGTCATATATTAATGAAACGCTCTAACTTTGCGCCAGAGTGGACTGCTAATTAACCGTGTTATAATCCCGCTAATCAATTAGATTATCGGGATTTTTTTTTATGTCGGACTTATTAACCATTTCGCCATACTTTACAGAGCAGCAGTCTGACAATCAAGTTATCCGCGATTTGCTTAAAGGACTAAAGGGCGTTCGATCTTCAGGCAAGCTTCATAATGTCGGCGGCACAAAAAACGCATCGTACTATCTACCGCAGTTCCCTGAAGAGCCAGATACTATCTATACTCAGCGCGTAATGCGCTCATACCTGACAAACTATTTCCTCCGTGCGATTCAGAGTGACAGTGGCAAAGTTTTAGCGTCTCCCGTATCTGTTCAACATGGAGACTCATCTTTACCTGATGAATACAGCCAGTGGCTAGAGGATATTGACCTAGAGGGAATGCCGCTAGATGTGTTTACATCAAAGCAGCTACAGTCTGCGCAAGCCAAAGGAGTCTCTCTAGCCTATGTTGACTTTCTTACAGAAGAGCGGCGTCCTTTTGTTCACGAAATAGACATTGATGATGTGCTGGCCTTTAAGACAAACTCTAGAACAGGACGTCTAGATTATCTCCGGTGGAAGTCGTCTATAGTGAAAGACTCCGAAGATGAAATTGTGCAGATTGGTAACTGCAATATTGTGTTTGAGATTACCCCTACCACATGGGCTATCTACGACGAAGAAGATCTTGACGTACCTATCGATACTGGCGAAATAATCAGATATCGAGACGGTAATAGTCGCATCACGGAAGAGATCCCGGTAAGCCTGTTTTACACGAACAAAACAGGTGTTCTTTTGGCGGACAGTCCTTATCGCGCTTTAGCTGAAATGACTATTGAGCATTATCAGGTTTCTAGTGACATCAAGAACATGATGTTCTATGCCTTGCAGCCGCTTTTGTTTGCTCAAGGAATGCCAGAAGGTTTCGAAGTTAGCGCTCTAGCATCCTATATCATGGTCGTAGCCCCTGATGGCTACGACAAGACGGATATAAAATGGGTTCAGGTTGATAGCGGAAGTATTGAGCAGGCCAGAGAGCAGGTAGCTGATATTGAGTCGCGCATATCTTCCTTTGGAATTGACGCAAACGGAGTCCGGCCTTCAGGCAATCAGACAGCGACAGCAAGAGCTATTGATTCAGCCGGGAGTAATGCGGCGTTAAATATGTTCGCCAAAGGGCTACAGGAACATGTAGAGCGAATCGTTAACATTATGTCTACCTATACGCTAAAAGAAATTGCGCCTACCGTAACGATTACGCCGGATTTCAATATAGCTGATAACTCAGAGAAAACAAAGGACGCTATATCTGCTTTCGAGAAAGGCTTAATATCTGCCAAAGCGGCAACAGACGTCATGATTCAAAACAATGCGTTGCCAGAAGGTTACGATTTCGAAATTGACCAAGCTCGCATACAAAATGAGCTGGCGACAAGCGGTATATTATAGTGTGATATAATGCGTTTACAAATTAAAATCAAGTAGGTTTTAATAACAAATATTACCAGTAGGTATAAATTAATGTCTGAAGAGAATTTACCAAACGCGGCGGAAATTGAAGCTCAAGTACGGGCAAAAATGGAAGCGGAGTTTGCGGCTGAGAAGGATAAGATTTTGGGTAACCGAGATCAAATTCTCGCTGAAAAAAAAGAACTTGAACAGAAGTACAAGGGCTTTGATCAAGAAAAAATGGAAGGCTATCAGAACTATCTGAAGGAGCTTGAGAATAACGAGGAAATGCGCCTGATTTCAGAGGGCAAGCATGACGAAGTTATTCAGCGTCGTATGTCAGGCCGGGAAAAGGCATGGAATGAGACGCAGGCAGAGTACGAGACTCGCCTTCAAGCGGCTCAAGAGAAGGCTGAAGGCTTTGCTTCAGAGCTTGATGCTATGAGGCAGCGGAATATTGACATGCAGAAGCGCCAGTATTTCAAGGATTTAACGCTTGCAGACGATAGCTTCAAGAAAGATTATTTCGGTGATTTCTTTGAGCTACAAAGCAAGTTCGCAGACATTGATGAATCTACAGGTGCGTTTTATGCGCTAGATGAACAAGGTAAGCGTCGCGTTGATACGGACGGTAATCTTGTGAGGTTTGATGAGTATTACAATAAGCTCAAAGTAACTAAGGGTTTGTTTTGGAGTACAGGCTCCGGATCTGGTGTTCGTAGCGGGTCTGGAGTTGAGTCTTCTGTACCATTCAAGAAGATGGATATGGCGCAGAGATCTGAGCTTAGAAAGCAGCTAGGCGATAAAAAGTATGCAGAGTTTGTTAAAGAACAAGCAGCTAAGTAATTTTAGCCAGTCGTTAGTAACGGCTGGCAAAACTCCCGCAAATAGCGGGGCAATTGTCAGCCAAATTAACTAACCAAAAGGTATTAAGTAATGGCACTGTTAGATCCAATTTATAATGAAGAGTTTCAGACGCAGCTTATCGAGCAGCTTGTTCAGCAGGTTGACGTTGTAAATAGCGCGTCCAACGGAACAATTCTCTTTAACTCAGAAGACTTCTTTGGTAATTACGAGAAGAACGCCTTCTTTGGCCGTATTGCGAATCTGATTGAGCGCCGAGATATCACATCTGATGCTCAGGATACAGACAAGCGCGTCAATAAGAAAGAGAATGTAGAAGTTGTAATTGATTACAAGACGAAAGTCTTTGAAACTTATGAGAATTTTCGAAGAGCCGGTCAGGACATTTCCGTCTTTACTAGCGTGGTAGCTCAGCAGTTTATTGAAGAGCTTATTAAGCGACATCTGAACTTAGGTGTTGGCTCCGCTGTTAGCGCGGCGCTGAATAACACTGGAATGTCAGATAATAGTCTCACAGCTAGTACGCTGAATTACAATCACCTGCTTAAAGCTCAAGAGCTGTTTGAGGATAAGTATGATGACGTAGCGGCGTATGTAATGAATACCAATGCCTACTTTGACCTGCGACGTGATACTTTGGCGACATACAAGATTGATAATGTTGCTGGTATGCAGATCATTACAGGCATGACTGAAACCATGGGTAAGCCGGTAATTGTATCTAACATCCCATCGCTTGTGTACGACTCTGGATCGGGCGACCTGAAAAACCGAGTTGTAGCGCTGCGTCCGGGAGCAATCTCCATGATGGAGCGATCTGGTCGATTAACTCGTGTAGATGAAGTGACCGATCAAGAGAACTTGGGTGTTCGCTGGGCCGCTGAAGGCTCGGTCAAGATGGGTCTGATGGGCTACGCTTGGGATACTGCCAACGGAGGTGCTTCTCCAACTGATGCAGCAATTCAGACTGGCACGAACTGGGATGCAATTGTTGATAACGCTAACACTGGTATCTCTGTTGTTGAGGCTGAAAACGCCACAGCGTAAACGCACCTAGATATTAAAGAGGGCTTGATAGCCCTCTTTTTTT